TAAAAAGTTTAATGGAACTACAAATCTTTGGGAAGATATTGTAGCACCAATGTACACAGATGGGCACACAGCATTGTTTAATTTAGATAAAACAGGCGGTGGTGTAAATCTTGCAGTTGGTACTTTATACGTTAATTATAATAACGCTGAAGAATCATCAACTGTAGCAGATTTTAAAATTCACAGACGTACTAATACTGGAAACACAAGTATTAAGAGTTCAATAATTGCGGCACAGCTTACAGCAAACACTTATGCATTTAATATTCAAGAGTCAATTGTTGGTCAAGCGGCTCTTAGTGCAGACAAAACAGTTAGTGTAACTACAACAGCGGCATCAAGCGATGCTGATGTTATTGCAGGCGCAATTAACGCCGCAGGGTTTACTAACGTTGTTGCTTCAGTAGACGCTTCAAACAGAATCGTTATTGAACACAATGATGGTGGTGAGTTCCGTATTAAAGATACAGGTGGCGTACTTAACTTGGCAGGATTTAGTGCTTTTGTAAATGCTAACTCCGGTACACCTAATTTATATACAGCACCAACAGGTGACACAACACACGACTTTGTTGCAAGTAACTGGCAAGTATTAACATATACTGCTTCAACTACGGCTCCAACTGCTTTAACAACAGATGGTAGACTGTGGTACAGTTCAATTGTTGACGAAGTTGATATTATGATACACAATGGTACTACTTGGGTAGGATATTTAGATTCAACTAGTCCGTATTTTGCGGCGGCTGATTCAGATAAAACTGACCCAGCTGGACCAATTGTTTCAGCAACAGAGCCAACTTTGCAATCAGATGGAACTGCACTTAAAAACGGTGACATTTGGATTTCAACAGCTGATACTGAAAGTTATCCAAAAATTTACAAATACAATGGCACAACTCTAAAATTTGTATTGCTTGATAACAGTGACCAAACAACTGAAGATGGTGTTGTTTTTGCAGATGCACGTTATAATACAGCAGGTGCAAATTCAGATAAAGCAGGAACTATTGCTTCATTACTAGTAAGCAACTTTGTTGATATTGATGCTCCAGATCCAGCACTTTATCCAAAAGGAATGTTACTTTACAATCTACGTAGAAGCGGATTTAATGTTAAGAAATTTGTTCGTAATCACGTAAACACAGCAACAGATAACATTCGATTTGGCGACGAGTCGCAATCAGGTTACTATGCACACCGTTGGGTTACTGAATCAGCTAACCAAACAAACGGTGCAGGTAGCTTTGGACGTAAAGCACAACGTAAAGTTATTGTTCAGGCATTACAAGCTCTAGTAAATAGCAACCAAAAAATTAGAGATGATGAATCAAGAATCTTTAATTTAATGGCTTGTCCTAGTTATCCAGAACTAATTGGTGAAATGGTTACATTAAACACTGATAGAGGTTTAAGTGCATTTATTATTGGTGACAGTCCATTTAGACTAACACCAGATGCAACTACACTTAATAACTGGGGTAAGAATACTGCTTTAGCAGTTGAAGATAACGACGATGGACTTGTTACAAGTGATGAATACTTAGGTGTGTTTTATCCAAGTTTATTCACAAGTGATAACGCAGGTAACAACGTAGTTGTTCCAGCAAGTCACGGTATACTTAGAACATTTGCATTAAGTGATCAAGTTTCGTTTCCATGGTTTGCACCAGCAGGTACAAGACGTGGTGGTATTACAAACGCTACAGCGGCAGGTTACATTGACAGCGAAGGCGAATTTGTAAGTACTGCACTTAACGAAGGTCAACGTGATACATTATACAGCAATAACGTAAATCCAATTACGTTCTTAACAGGCGCAGGCCTTTTAAACTTTGGTCAAAAAACAAGAGCCAAAAATGCTTCAGCGTTAGATAGAATTAACGTAGCACGTTTGGTAGTTTACTTACGTGGCCAACTTAAAAAACTTGCTAAACCTTATATCTTTGAACCAAATGATAAGATTACGCGAGATGAGATTAAGGCACAAGCAGATACATTGTTACTTGAACTAGTTGGGCAAAGAGCACTTTATGACTTCCTAGTAGTGTGTGATGAATCAAACAACACACCATCAAGAATTGATCGTAATGAGCTTTATTTAGATATTGCCATAGAACCAGTGAAAGCAGTAGAGTTTATTTACATTCCACTAAGGCTTAAAAATACTGGTGAGATAGCGGGACTGTAGAATGATAAATACAGCTAATAGGGAGATATTATAATGAGTATATCAACATTATCAAAACTTACAGTACCTTTAGATTCAAGTGCATCAGCCTCGAATCAAGGGCTGTTAATGCCAAAACTCCAGTATCGCTTTAGGGTGACATTGGAAAATTTTGGTAGATCAACACCAACAACTGAATTAACAAAACAAGTTGTTGATGTTACAAGGCCTAACGTGTCCTTTGAACAAATTACACTTGACGTATACAATTCACGTGTGTTCTTAGCAGGAAAACATACTTGGGAACCAATCACACTTAACTTACGTGAGGATGTTTCTAATAACGTACAAAAATTAGTTGGTGAGCAACTACAGAAACAATTTGATTTCTTTGAACAATCATCAGCGGCATCAGGTAGCGATTACAAATTCGTAACTAGAATTGAAATTTTAGACGGTGGTAATGGTACAAATGCGGCGGCGATTCTTGAAACATTTGAACTTTATGGTTGTTACTGTGAAAGTGCAAACTACAATACATTAGCATATAGTACAAACGATCCAGTAACTATTGCATTATCTATTAGATACGATAACGCAATACAAACACCACAAGGTACAGGTATTGGTACAGCTATTGGTAGAACAGTTAATACTGCGGCTACTGGTGGTGGATCAGCAACTTAATAAAAATAAATTATAATATTTCCGAGTCAAAGGGGGTCTTTTTAGGCCCCTTTTTTCTTTTTGTATAACTCTTCAATAATACATTCATGTTAAATACCCACTTATTTTTATAGATAAATAATAGTATGGCTAGCAAATTTCAAGGATTTTTTGATAACATATTAGCAGGGGCTTTAAATCCCAAGGGTAACCTTGGTGACTGGCAACACGCTAGAGCATTATATACTAATGACGATTTTCGTCTCGCTCCTAAACATAAGTTTTTATATCATGTGGCTTTTACATTAAACGAAAGAGCGGCAAAAGTAATTCCACAATTAAAAACACAAGAACTTAATATGTTAGTTAAGACAGTCGACTTACCTAAGTATAATATAAGCACTACTCTAAAGCACCAATACAATAAAAAACGTAATTTACAAACAAGATTAGATTATGACCCTATTAACATTACCTTCCATGATGATAACTGGGGTATAACAACTGCTATGTGGGAAGCATACTATAGATACTACTTTAGAGACGGAACATATTCAGCATTGTCAGGCGCCGCTCCTGCTTCGTCTTCTAATGCTGGAAAAGATAACAGTGGATTACCACAAGGCGCTTATAACAGAGCTAATACATACTTAAACAGTTCAGTAAACAAATATCGTTTTGGTATGGACAACGATCAATTTGAAAACTTTTTTGATACAATTCAAATTTTCCAAATGTCAAGACGAAGGTATACTTGTTTTACTTTAGTTAATCCTATAATTTCAAGTTGGCAACATGATACTCTTGACAATTCCGATAGTGGAGTTGTAGCAAATCAAATGACAGTTCAATATGAAACTGTATGGTATGCACGTGGACCAGTTAAAGACGGTGTTGCTCCTAAAATGTTTGGTAAAGAGTCAGGGCACTATGATACAAGTCCGAGTCCATTAACCCTACCAGGTGGAGGAGTAGCAAGTTTATTTGGTGTTGGTGGTGTAGCGGCAGGTGGTTTAGATGTGCTTGGTGATATTACAAATGGAAAAGCAACTGGAAGTTTAGGAGGTTTTCTTGGAACAGTATTAAAAGGTGCTAACGTATTTAAAAATGCCAAAAGTTTATCACGTAGTGGAATACGTCAAGAAGGATTTAATATTTTAAAAGGAGCTTTGGGTCAAGTAAATAATTCAGCTGTAGGCGGAGTTGCTAATACTTTCTTTCCGAAAGGAAGTGGTACAGGAAGTAGTAGTGCAAGTCTTATCAATACAGTTGCAGGTCTCACAGCAGGTGCATCAATTATAAAAAGTGTTTCTTCTGGAAGTACATTAGATGCTGTTACCTCGTTAGTTAATAATCCAGGTAAACTAGACCAACTAGCCCTAGCAGGAAGTTTCTTAAAAACACATCTTGAAACAGGTGGAAGTGCAGTTATTGATGAAGTCGGAACGGCTTATGCTAATTTATCCGAGTCCGCTAAAGATTCATTTAGACAATTAGAATTAGATAATGTACAACAAACATTACAAAATAATTCTAACTTAACGTTGGAGGCCTAGTCATGGGTGAAGAAATAACAACAAATATAGTTACACCAGATCCACAACCTACTAATCTACCACGTCAACCAGTTACTGATTCTACTGCACAAGTAAAACAATTTTTAGATAGATATTTTCAAGCATCTTTAAGTTTTCCTTCTAACCAAGTAGATGCAGTTATTGGATTTTTTGAAAGTAGAGATTTTGATTTAACTAGTGCTCAAACTATCGGTACAGTTTTATTGCAACAAGCAAAACTAGATGACGTTAATGTATTTGAACTTTTAGATACACTTAAAGGTTTAGATGCACTTCAATTAAGTGCAGTTGTTACAGAAGTAATCAATTATAATAGATCAAAAATTAGTACCTTAGGATATAAGTTAGACAAATCTGCTAATAAGTTAGAAGTACGTAATGTATTGGTTTAACAAATGGCGAAGTTTGCACAGGGTAGATTTACATTAAAAAATGCTAACAAATACCTAGGTAGAAAAACACCTTTATATAGATCAAGTTGGGAATTTGCTTTCATGCGTTTTTGCGATGAAAGTCCTTCAGTTGCCAAATGGGCAAGTGAGTCTGTTAAAATTCCTTACAAAGATCCATTAACAGGAAAACTTACTGTATATGTTCCTGACTTTATGATTCAGTATACTGATAAAAATGGTAGAGGTCACGTAGAACTTATAGAAGTTAAACCAGAAAACCAAATGAAGAAAGAACATATTGGGAGAGATAAATTTAGACAAGCTCAATATGTTAGAAATGTAGCTAAATGGGAGGCCGCAAGACATTGGTGTAAAAGACGTAAAATATATTTTAGAGTAATAAATGAGAATGATATTTTTCATAGAGGTCGAAGAAAATGACGGAGGGCGTAGAAATGCAATCAGATCTTCAAACCATAGTAAGCCTATGGCCTATATTTTTAGGATTTATTACATTAGTAATTGTATTAGCCAAAATGCATTCAAGTATTGAGGTATTACGTGAAAAAGTTAAAACTCTTTTTGAATTATGGAATGAAAAAGACAAATAAATACACGTAGTTATGACAAAGAAATTAGAAGAACTCTTAAACTTACCCGAGTCAAAAGAAATTATTGACGAGGATAAAAAGAAAGCCAAAATAGAAGCTAAAGAGGAACAAAAAGAAACGTTCCGTGAAATAGCTGAATTTGATAAAATTACGGCCGCTTTACCACAAGTAAAAGGTTTAGGAGAACTAGGGGACAAAGAGCTTAACGAAGTAGCTGAAAAATCCATGCAGGCTTATGAAGATTTAATGGATTTAGGTATGAACGTTGAATCACGCTATTCAGGGCGTGTTTTTGAAGTAGCTGGTCAAATGCTTAAAACCAATTTAGATGCTAAAAATGCCAAGCTAGATAAGAAGCTTAAAATGGTAGAATTACAGCTTAAAAAGGAAAAAATGGACAGAGAAGGGTCTGTCGAAGGCGATACTTTAGTAAACGGTGAAGGATATGTTATAACAGACCGCAATAGCCTTATAGAAAAACTAAAGAAGATAGATAAATAACAATATAACGGGAAAACAAAGTCATGAGTAAAACATTTGTTGAACATCTAAATGAAGCAAAAAAGAACTATTCTTTTAAAGTAGGAGTAGCAGGCGATTTGCCAGAAGGCTATGCTGATCACTTAGAAAGTATATTGCAAAAATTTAAGGTTGAAAATATGAGTGCAGGTAAACGTACTCCTATTACTGAAAGACCTTTAGATTTTCCACAGTTACAAAACACCCATGTTC